CATCAAACAAAAAATGCGGCTCAGAAGGAACCGCAATAACGCGATCCACCGGAGGAGTCTCCTGAATAAAAGCATCGCTCAACGTCGGCAACGTAACGAAATCCTGGCTCAAATGCCAAGCGTCCAAAGACGCAGCCGCCGACGAACGAAACTGGGCCGTAATCTTGGAAGGCTTATACCGATATTCCGCGCTCCGCTCCTGGAAACCAAAAGTTTCCAAATCAATCGGATTACCAGCCCCAAGCATAAAAATCTCCTGGTTAAGGATGCTCTGCTCCCCCAGATGAGAAAATGCCGGCCAATAATAATCAAACCGCGTGCGACGCGACCACATACGATCCAGCCCCTGCTGGTACGTAAGATCGGCACGAACAGAAACAAGCCCGATCAAAACTCCATGCTCAGTAAAAGACTTCGTAAAACCGTGGTTATGCAAACCAGCGGTACCAATCGCCGCCAGGTTACCCTGGGGCGATGCATCCGGACCTGAAGGGTCCGTCTCAGAAGTCTGAGCAATAGGAGAAATAATAACCGGCGAGCTTCCGCCGCCTAAATACTCAGGCCGTTGCAAACGCATATCCGGACTAGAAATTTGAAAATGGGCCTTAATAATCTCGGTATACCTCGTTCCGCCCCGAGCATCACGCTCTAACAATTTCTGGATCTGAAAAGCCTGACGCAACTGATTGATGGTGGCCGCTGTAGCGTCCTGCAAATTAGCAAATAAAACCCCATCCTCAGCTTGCTGACCGCCGATGGTACCCATCGTCAAAATTCCGCCAGCCGTACCGTCTGTCTCCATACCGACATAATCATCCTGATCTGTCGAAAACACACCAATAACCTGCCCATCAGAGGCAGTAGAGTGAACCTCAGCCCGCTCTCCAAGCGGTAAATTAACGGGATCCCCCTTCTGAGGAAACGGCAAAGCCGAAGTAAAATAGTCGTGTCTCTTGCCACGACGTAACAACCGATAATTAGCCTCATTATCGGGACCGTCCAACGTAGTAACAACGACGGAATCCTGCAAGTCTTGTGAGCGAAACCACGTATTAAATATCAGGTTATATGCCCGAAAATGAAGGGCATTAGCCGTCACAGACGCAGGAACAATCGGCAAGCCGAAATAATCGAATAAAGAATTCTCAGGGATACCACCAGGGAGCGTCGTAACCTCCGGCACAAGAAAATCAACTGAATCCCCAGGATTATCCTGGGCGCCGTTGAACTTCTCCCAGTTATCCCACAGCAACCGATTCGGCACGAAAAAGAAAAAAGTATCCATGAACATATTGTCCATGAGCGGGAAGATAGGCGTTGCCAAACGAGCTAGCGCCGTCATATTCAAATTGAAAGTATCTCCCGGCAAAGCCTCATCGTAAAAAATCGGAATCAAATAACCGGCATCGAACGTAGTCTTCATGCCGTGCGACCGATCAAAAGAAGAACGCGGGATCTCAGCCTTAGGTACCCGCGAAAAGGAATGCTCCATAACGGAGCGGCGCTTCGAACTCTTACCGCCGTAACCTGGCATTACATGTCCTCCAAAGATGACGAAACAAGGGACCCCTCAGGATCGTCGCCATTGACCGGAAAATCCGGGTCGCCTAGGGCTGCGCCCTGGGCGACCACATCCTGACGATCAACCATAGTTATCCCATTGGCTAACTGTAAAGAATGGTCATGCTTAGTAAAAATCCCTGAATTGTCATCAAAAAAACCAAGTTCAAAAAGCGTGTAATCGGCAGGATGCCGCCCGAACTGATGGTCGGGTGAATTCACGCAATCAGAAAATGTACGCAAGGCCATACCCTGCTCGGGCAAAGTGAACGGTGGCAAATAGCACCGGGCCTTATCATCAAAAATCGTAAAAACTCTATGCTTCATTTTCAAAACTCCTAGTCAGTCGAACAGCCGCGAGCTCCTGCACAATCTCGCGAACCTCCAAACGCTCAGGCGTGGAATCAACACCACGATCCTGAGCAGCTAAAATACGCTTACGCTTAATAACCAAAAAACCCTCCGGGTCCATACGTTCATAAAGAACGTCATAATACTTCGGGACCTTACAAAAACGGCCCTCAAAAACAACCTCGTCCCGAGGAAAAACATCAGAAGTAAACTTCTTAAACCAAGTCTCACCAATACCCGGACGCAAACTCATAGTTGCGTATTCCGGGATCACACGACTGGCTTCGCCAGTCACAGAATCAGATCTCCAATAATGATCGTCAGCCGCCGATCCAGAAATCTTCTTCACACAATATCGAGCCACATAACCAGCAGAGCGAATAGTAAGCTCGCCAATAGAACAAAAACCGTGACGCCAAACGTCAACCAGCAAATCCGACTTGAAAATCCGTTCGCCATGCGACATGTCATGAAAAACCTTATCAGGAAACGAATAACCAAAAATAATCGCGTGATGATGGGGCCTGAGAAACTCATCGCCATACTCTCCACACTGGAAAAAACGAATAAGAAGGGGAGATAGGCGCGCCCTCAACCGCTTAATAAAAGATTGGAAATGCTCCCGGACAAGCGTACCGCCCTGCGGTAACTTCGCCGGATCATAAGTCAGCGTGAGAAACGAATTATCCTCATGCATAGACGCCTCATGCATGATACGGATAGACCACTGGCGGGACTTCTCCAAGCGACAACCAATACAACGACCGCAAGGTACCTCCATCAGACGACCTGTGGAAACCTTGCGCGTAAAAACAAAACCCCCGCCCTGGGCGACGTACCCAGAGAGGGGTTTGTAACAAGGCACCTATAACCGAATCCCGCCCCGCATGGGCGAGGAACGGAAATTCTTACGATGGGTGCCAGACTTACGAGAAAAATCACGCCGAGAGCGGCGCTTAGACATTTTATTGCGATAAGCCATTAAAACCTCCAAAAACAAACAAAACCTCACCAACTTTTGAAGGTAACAGAAAACTGTCACCTTCTACAGATATGATCAAGTGAAACCATCTGTAGAACGGCCCAAAAGGGCCTAAGAAGCCGCCTTTGGCGGCAAATCCCCTGCCGGGGGCTCCGGGGTCACTATCGGGGGCAAAGCCCCCTCAGGGACCTCCGGCTCGCTTGGGGACGCAAGTCCCAGCTCAACCATCTCCTCGGCATTCGCCTCGTCCTGGACGAAGTCCAAAAACAACGCGGTATCGTTATTAAAACGACCGCGAACCACAGCAGGCAAATCGGCGAACATAGAATCGCCCTTAGCCACAATATTCATGGCACCGTGAAAATCGACAGAGTCAGCGTAACCATAATCTCCCGAATACTTACGACCATGGTCGATGACTCCCGTCTTAACATACTTAGCCATGATCAGATTGATGTCACAATCCTTAGCCATAGCCTGCTTAGTTCGGCCACCAGCCGAACAATCAATAGAAACTCGAGGATACCTACGAGACATAATAAAAACTCCTAACGAGAACCACGTCCACCACCTGTCGGAATCCGCTCAGGCGTCTTACGACGCTGACGATCGGAACCCTCCAAAACAGGGGTGTGACGTAAAGGATCCGAAACATTCGGACCAATACGAGACTGAACGTCTCTCAACATCTGCATTGCAGATGAACCAAAAGAAGAAGCAAAATTCTTCATACCCTGAGTAAAATTCTCAGCAATAATACCAACACCAGGACCGCTTAAAGCCTCCATCAAGTCGTTCAAAGTCGAACCGACAATACTTGCTGGAGCAATAGCCGCACGTTGCGCGTCAGTAAACAAAGCCCGAGCCGTATTCGCACTAGCTGCGGTAATACTCTGAAGCTCGGTAGCCTGCATATTCTTTATCTCCTGGCCCAACCTCCGGGTGGCCAGAGCAGAATTAACAGCAGGCGTAACAATGTCCTGGACCGGCGCTTGAGCGCCTCCGGGGGTAGAAGCCCCCGAACCCCCTGTACCAGACAAAATAGGATTAAGACCAGCAGCTCGTAAATCCTTAACCTCCCGCTGATGAGCGGTCGAAGACATACGCTCTTGGAACTGCATCTGGCGAAGCGCCTGAGCAGAAGCGGCGCGATTGCGCCGCTGTCCACCAACAAGCGAAGAAACACCGCCAATAATGGCGGGAATAGCAGCTGCCCAAGCCATTAGAAATGATCAATAAGACCAGGCACACCGAACATCGGCATAGGCCGTGCACAACGTAGCTGGAAATGGGCATCAAACAAAAAATGCGGCTCAGAAGGAACCGCAATAACGCGATCCACCGGAGGAGTCTCCTGAATAAAAGCATCGCTCAACGTCGGCAACGTAACGAAATCCTGGCTCAAATGCCAAGCGTCCAAAGACGCAGCCGCCGACG